GGTTCTACTCTTAAAAAGGCACCAGCAGGTTCAAAAGGAAAGGGAATGAGATCTCTTCCTAAAGCTGTTCGTAATAAGATAGGGTTTGCTAAGAAAGGTAGCAAGACACGTAAGTGTAAGTCAGGTTGTAAGTAATATCACATACAAAACATGAACTTGTAAAGACTGTTCCATATTACATACGTAATAAGTAACAGTAACATGCACACAGACAATCTTAACATTTCATCTTTTGGGTTTTCTGGACTCATACTCATATACTATTTTTTTAATAATCTTCTTTTCCAAGTTGATACGTTAGACGCATGTTCTAAATAATACTTCCACTCTTCAGGTATACAACAATCATCTATATACCAAGGTCTGTGCTGTATACAATAAGGTCTGTCTAATCTTATTGCATCATAAGAAAATGGCATATTAGCTCTATATAATGCAAATGTAGTATCTACATGAGCATCCCATCCCAAATCAATTTTATTCTCCCAGTATTTAGCCTCAGGTGCATATGATTGTTTACCTATATCTGTATTGGGTAAGTCTTCTATTTCTAATGAGAACCCTATTTTAGGGGAACCTGGTTGGTTTATAGCATGTAACATTACATCTAACCAGTCGTCAGGAACATTATCATATATACAATCTGTATCCGCTACAATAAAATAACCTTTACGTAAATGTTTATACTTAGAAGCCCATGCTGAGTAAGGACCCTCATTCTTTGCATAGTGAATTTCTTCAGTAATTGTTTTATAAAATTCTAACAATGGAGGATAGGTAGATTCTTGATCAAGTATATGAATCTCTACTCTAGGCTCTTTTCTTAAGAACTCTAATGTATTTTTAAGAGTAGTCAAAAGATTCCTATTAATTAGTAGTGCCTTTATTTTGCTAGTTGTGTACAAATAAAACTTTATTTATTTTAAACATTTCTTCTTCTGTAAACTTCTTTTTAAACTGTTCTACAAACCAACCGTCAGCATCATATTGTACCCCAAGATCTATTTGCTGAGCTAAGTCTCTTCTAGTAGCAAAAGCTCCCATATCTATTTGATTAGTGTGAGGATGACATTTAAAGTATTCATAATTATAATGAGAGTGTACCATATCCCAATAAATAAACCCAGGAGAGTTAGCTGTTGCTGTTCGTAATTCAGCAACAAAGTTTGGTGTATAGTAGTTATCATCTCCAGTCATTATTATATATTGAGCATCTGACATTTGTTTACCACGCTCCCTTAATGTATGTCCCCAATCATTATACCGCTTATCCATAAAGGTGCAATATATTCTAGGGTCATTGAAACTCTTTACTATATCAGATATTCTTTCACTTTCTGTATCATCTATAACCACATGAGCGCTCCAGTCAGCATCTGTTTGAGCTGTAAGAGAAGTTAGCATGCAGATTAAAGGCTCATGCCTATTATATGTAGGAATAATAAACTCAACTAGAGCTGACATAATCTTTTAGCATTTGTTTATAATCCTGTTTCCATGAAGGCACTAAATGTATATCACCTGTAGGTATCTTACCAGCTTTACGCTGTGATTCTACATGAGCACTATGACGTTTAATGATATCAGGTCTTGATCCATCATCTGTACCCATACCGGATTGATGATAACCTCTACCTCCCCACATATAAAACCACGAAGCTTCACTATCTGGCATCTTAACATCTACTTTACCACCTAAAGCATGGATTCTATTAGTTAAGGTCATGTCACCTCCTGCGTTCTCTAGAGGACTTTTACCTATTCTTTCCCATACATCTTTACTATATACAATACCAGAGTTACCTACACCACTTATAGCTGTAATAGATGGCTCATTGTAGAACACACCTGTTTCCCAGTGAATAATATTAGTATCCTTCTTCCAGTGTCTAGCTACGTTGTTTAGATGATTAGGTAAGGCCACATCATCATCATCCCATACAGCAATAAGCTCCCCTTTGCATCTTTCAATAGCATAGTTCTCTTTCTCACCTATAAGAGAAAAAGTTTCATCAAGATTATATATTGTGACTTGTGGATGAGGATAGTGTAACTTCTGAAGAGGGTAATCATTGACTATTATTAGCTCGCACTTATCTTTTGGATAGTCCTGAAGTAGGAAACTATGTAAAGATTCTACTAATAAATCTGTTCTTCCATAAGTTATACACTTACAAGAAATAAAAGGCAACTCTTTGTTTTCTATAACATGAGCTGCCTCTGTTCCTGATATTATTTCATAACTCATTACCAAACATGGATAATGTCAAATGGAGAAAGAAGTAAAACTTCTTGATCATCTGTAAGGGGAATTAAGAGTGCGTCTTTTAATTGCCCTGGGTCTACTAACACTTCGTCTCCTTCTTTGAATGTTGTTACTAGATCTCCAACATCATAAACTTTTAGTCTAGACATTTTCTTTAACATTTCTCTTTGTAGAGCTTCTTTAGTGTTAGCATCTACTTCAAGTTTACTTTTCTTTCTTTCAGGTACTTCTACGTATACACGGTTGCCTAAAAGCTTGCTGTATGGTTTTTTCATAATTCTATATTTGTTAGTTTTTCAAATCTTATTTTATCGTCACCAGTTAGATAAGCTTCTGTTTGAAACACTTCAACTTTCTTTTTTGTACCAATTACTTTATTGGTTTTGGTGTTAATGTTAGGCACTTCTGTAACACGCTCATGCATGTCATCTAAGAGCACTACACGCATATCAGATGATGTTTGTACACTTCTGATTACTTTATTTAAGTTAATGCTATCGGTGAACTCTGCATATTCTACAGGTTCTGTATCCTCAATAGCTTCTTTTCTTGTGTAAAAAAATTGATTCATTATTTTTGGTTTTTAATTAGATAATTTATTTAATATTTCATCGTATTGACTTTTAGACATTAGACCTACTTGTCGATGTTCTTCTTTACCGTCTTTTTTAAAGACAATAGTAGGAACACTTCTAACTTTATTCTCTCTTGCTATTTCCATCTCTGTATCTATGTCTACATTTGTAATACCCTCTACGTCTTCTAATACTTTAGACAACATTTTACAAGGCCCACACCAAGTGGCGCTAAATTTTAATACTTCAATCATAAGAGATTATGTTTTTTTAATAAGTGGTTACGTCTTTTATTAATTTCATCATACTTGTAGATATCACTCTCTACATTAGCATGTTCGTCAACTGTCAAAAGTATAATATTTTCCTCATCCATCCTAATATCAGGATATTTATTTTTAGGTAATATGTGGTGAAAATAAATACTAAGTGCTTCAGATCCTAAATAGTCATTACTTAATTCAGAATTATGTGGTCTTTCCTTCCATATTTTTTTAAAGAATAAATGGTCTTCATTAGGAGAAGACTCCCCCTTAGATTTATGTGATCTAAGGGTTCGTTTAGGCCTATTTGCTGCATGAGTAGTGGCTTGTACAGCTAGCGGCTTTCTTCTCTTATGTTGAAAACAATATTCAGATTCTGAATTCTTTCCACAGATTATACATTTCACAGTTCGGATGTATCAAATAAATCTGGAGATAATGTTTTAGGACCAACAACTTCCATAGATTTTGCTTTATTATAATGAATACCATCATTACCGTTCTGACCTATTACATTCATTCTTTCGTCATTTTCTATAATTTCTAAAGGGGCAACTTCTTCATTTGAGTCTTCTGTACCTTTAATTGCATTTATAATCTTATTCTTAAGACTATCGTAAAACTCTTGATCGTTACGAACCATATCTTTAAATTCTTCAAGATCATGCTTAACACCATCAACTGTCATAGTTTTACCATACTTTCTACCTAACTCATAGTCATTAAGTAATTGCATCATTTCTCCTACTTTGTCGATACCTACACCATATAGAACTTCAAAGTCTGATAATACATAAGGAGGATTCATTTTATTCTTTATGGCTCTCACTTTAGTAATATTACCATACACTTCTCCAGCTTCTTTAGCTAATGACCTACTAACTTCTATTCTTACATCAGAATAAAACTTTAGTGCATGTCCACCTTGTGTAGTTGTAGGGTTACCAAACATAACACCTATCTTCTCTCGGTATTGAGATACTACTATAACACATGTCTTAGTATTATGTGCCATAGATTTAATCTTAGGATATGCACTACTGTTAAGTCGTGCTTTCTTACCTATTGCATGCTCACCAACAGCACCATCTAATACTGCTTTAGGTATAAGTGATGAATCAGAATCTATAATGATTAGATCTACATCACCTGTTTGCATTAACTCTACTGCAATGTTGAAACCCTCTTCACCGCAAGAAGGTTGTGCAATCATCATAGTGTTAGTATCCACACCTAATGAATTAAAGTAATTTGTATCAACAGCATGTTCACCGTCAATATATACCACTTTACCTCCTTTAGATTGGCAACTGGCTACAGCATGTCCACATATAGTAGACTTACCTGTACCCTCCCAACCCATGAGTTCATACATTTTACCTTTTACAAATCCTCCTACGCCCAATGTTCTCCAGTCAAAACCTATTGATCCTGTACTAATTGCATCGTACGTCCCTTCAGACTTACTTCCTAATGACAATACAGTACCTTTACCGTATTGCTTGTTTAATCTTTCTAATGCATCCTCGAATGAGTTTGCACCATCTGTCGCTTTTGTGACTTTTTTTGCCATATTTAATTGTTTAATTGTTATGTGTAAATATACGAAATTTATGTTAAATTATTGACGAAAAAAGCCCTGGATTTCTCCAAGGCTTATCTCAACAATTAAAAAACAGAACAGAAAATACTTAATTCAAATAATCAGAAAACCACAATAGGGTCCTCCTTTCATTAAGGGTTGTTTGTGTGTAAAGTGGACCCTTCCACCTCTTTTCATGTCAAATATAGGAATACTATCTGACAGTACACAAACTATTCTAACATTATTGATTATTTTTTTAACTAAGTTAATTATCCTTCACAACTCGAACATTCTAAAATGTTACGTGCAAAGTCCTGAGCGCTGCTTTTACTAAACTGATAATATAGTGTTTTTACCCCTTCTTCATGAGCATAGATATATAGTTTGTTTATATCCTTAGCTGATACTGATGGGTCAATCATTAGGTTTAATGACTGTGATTGATCAATGTATTTTTGTCTTTGTGCTGCCTGTAATACAATTTCTTTAGGAGATATTTCTACAAAAGACTTAAAGACAGCTTGAGTTGGAAAACCTAAATGCTGCACACTTCCGTCTTTCTTAAGGATAGACTTCCATATTTTATCAGTATTCATTCCATACTTTTCTAATTCAGCTTCTAAATAAGGATTCTTATACACAGTCTTAGACTTAGCAAGATCCTTAATAAAGTAGTTAGACTTAATAGGCTCTATACCCATAGATACTTGACCAAGTATAAACGAACTAGACTTAGTAGGAGCTATAGCTATAAGTGTTGTATTAGCATAACCTCCTCTAAGAGATCTATAACCGTATTCTTTATGTAACTTTCTTGAAGCTATTTCACTCCTGTCTTTTATAGTACTAAAAATCTGAGCATTTAAACCTTTAGCTTCAATTGAGTCAAACTCAATAAGCTTAGATTGAAATAACGAATGATATCCAAGAACGCCTAGACCAATAGCTCTGTGTTCTTTTGCAAAGTTATTAGCTCTTTTCATACCTGGCATTGTTTCAGACTTAACAATAAACTCATCCATCACTGCATTAAGAAAGTATACATATGTTTGTATAGCATCTGTTTCTCTAATCTCATCCCAGTGTAATACATTTATAGAACCTAAGCAACATACAAACGAATTATAGCTATCAGTAGGTAATTGTATTTCAGAACAAAGATTAGATGCTGTAATTTCCATACCTAAGTCTTTATAAGGAGAATTATTGTTAGAGTTATCTTTAAACATTATGTATGGAAAACCAATTTCACTTCTGTTCTGAATAACCTTAGCCCAAACTTTACGTTTAGCTTTGTCTCCTTCCTTCATTTCTTTCATCCAAACATCACTAACTGTGACACCATATTGAAGATTCTGAATAGGATTACCGTCTGTTCCAATATCTAAGAACTCTAAGATGTCATCATGTTCTACAGGTAAGTAAACTGCACATGCTCCACGCCTTGCTTCAGACTGCTTACACACATCTACTACAGTGTCATATATCTTAGCATAGTGCACTGGTCCATCTGCAAAGCCTCCAGTTGAAATTTCAGTACCTCTAGGTCTAATGTTACCTAAGTAAGCAGAGGTCCCACCTCCGTACTTAGACATCATACCTATCTCACGGCCTGCGTTTAATATACTATCTAAATTATCATCTATATTAGATCCATAACAACTAATAGGCAGACCTTTTGCTTTACCAAAGTTAATCCACACTGGCGTTGATAAAGAGTAATACCCTTTGGCCATATAGTTCTCAAACTTTTCTGCAAAGCCTTTCATGTTCAAATACTTTTCTGCTTTAATAGAAATGTCTTTGATTCTTTGTTCAGGGGTTTCTGTAATATACCCTCTTGATAAAAATGTACGGCTGTCCTCATTCAGCCAGTAGTATTTATTATATTCCATTGGTTTTGTTTTTCAAAATTTTATTTTGTTTTTCATAATTTAAAAAAGATCATCTTCTGTAATGCTTTTGCTTTTCTTGTTATAATCTACACTCTTTTTGTAAAAGAAGTCTCCTTCTTTGGTTCCTAGTATCTCTATATCAAACCATTCAGTGCACTTTAATAGTTCTGAGTCAACTTCAAATATTGATTTCATACCTATCTTCTCTAAAGAATTATTAAATCTGTTCTTTATAAAGTTCTGAATAGTTTCCTTAGATAGAAACTTTAGTTCACCTTTTTCAAAGATCCAATCTAGTATACCGCATTCAGCAGCATAAGCTTTCTTGCAAGCAGAATAGATCAGTTCTTCAAACTCTTTATCAAACCACTCAGGATTTTCTTTCTTGATGATGTTGATAATCTCAGCTCCAAAGTTACCGTGTATCTCTTCTTCTTTACTAGTAGCCTCTACAACGTTAGATATACCTTTAAAGACATTCTTTTCCTTATTAAAACTCATCATAATTAAGAACTGACTAAACAGACTTACGTGTTCTATAAATAAAGAGAACAGTAAAACAGACTTAGTATACATCTTATCATCTCTAGAACGTGTACCATCTAGGTACTTTTTCAAGTATTTAAGTCTACCTGCAATAGCAGGCACTTCAATAACACTTTGAAATTCTTTTTCAAGTCCTAGTATTCTAAGCAGTCTAGCATAAGCATCTTTATGTCTAACTTCTGATTCAGCAAATGTCATTCCCACATCTCCTACTTCAGTAATAGGCATACGTTTGTACATATCAGCCCAAAATGTTTTGACATTAACTTCTATCTGTGCAATAGCAAGCATGGTTTTTTTAATAACATCCCTTTCTGCCGGTGTAATAGTTATTTTAAAGTCTTGGATGTCTTCTGTAAAGTTGAATTCTGTGTCTATCCAGTAAGAATGTCGAATAGCATCTTTGTAAGCTAATAATTGTGGATACTCGTAAGGTAGTATGTTTGTTCTTGTTTTAAAAATGTTTTTATTCATTGATTAAAGATTTTCCATTTATATCTAAGTTAAGTGACTTCAGTCTAGCTTCTACCTCAAACTCTACTTTCATTATAATAGACAGTTTTTCTTCTAACTCTTCATGTACAAGATGTCCAACCCAAGGCAATATCTCTGTTAAGTTAGATTGAACTCTAGGAATTCCTCTAAAAGTAGATATTTCTGTAAGTCTAAATCCTTCTATTTTAGAAAGATCATCGATTACGTGATTAATGAATGCTACTACTTGAGGTATCTCAATACCTAATCCTGCCCCATCAATGATAAGGTGGTGTACTCCGTTAAATTCTTCAGTTGTTCTCATAATGAATGTTTGTGTTATATGTACTGTTTGTAACCCATCCATTAAATGCAGTTGACTTGCGTTTGGACAGAAGTTTTTTTGCCTCTGTCTTGCTTATCAAATTTGAGGATAACAAATCTAGTACAATTATTAGTATTGACCTACTTTTTTTTACTTTTTTCTTTTGTTTTTGGTACATCTTTTTTAGGTGTTAGTTTCTTTTCTAATATTTCAAAAGCTTTATATATAGCTTTACTTTCTGCATCTCTTCTATCCTTAGCAGAATTACTAGGTAGATTAAGCTGTAAAGGTTCAATAATACGCCAAGTAAAACCTCCTTCTTCATAGTTTATATTTATGTATATATCATTAATATCAAAAATATCAAAGAAACCACGTGGTGATTCTACAACAAGCGTTGCTAACTTATCATCGTCAATAGTTTGTGACCTAACAAATTCTTTAAATTCTTCTGGCATCTCATCATTTATTGTCTTCAATAGATTTTGAAGAAACCAAGATTGCACCTTTTTTTTTGTTAAAGGGTGATTTTCTAGTAACTTAATTGCTTTTTTCATAATTTTCTTCTTTAATTTTTGTAATATTTAATATTTCATTTGTTTCATCCCATCCAGTCCAGACTTCCATATCATCTGTCCAATCTATTCCTATTTTCTTTTCCCAAAACTCTATAAGATCTGGTGTTCTATTAAAAACTCTGTATTGAAGACTAATTTCATCTCTATGAAGACCTCTCTTCTTAATCTTAATTATTTTAGGAAACATCTTTTTAAAGTTTGATGAAAGTTTAGAATATTTACCTTCCCTAACAAGTTCAAAGTCTGATGAATACTTAAGATTTAACTTATAGATTACTACAATATATCCTTCGGAGTAATCATAGTCTTCTATAATGTTTTCTGTTCTATCATATTCATTGTCTACAAACAATCTAAACTCATCTAGGTCATTAGGTTTAAATAGAAGATATATAACTTTGTTTTCACCATAGTCTTCTTCTCTATCTTTGTCTGAAATAAATGCATTAACAAACCCAGTAGCACGTAATGCACCTTTGGGTATTGCTAATGTGGGAACCATAAATATTGTAGTTATAGTTTTATTCATTTTGTTTAATAATTTTATCTAACTCATCTTGAGTATATAGTTTTAATACTTTATAATAAAGTCTTGCTTGTTTCTTAGCTTCTGATGCATTACCTCCGTTTGTTTTTAAATAAGCCTTAAGAATTGCTTTAGTAAACTGGTAGTCTGTCATTCCTAAGTGCATGTTATTAGCACACCAAACTTTACCTATTCTATAAGCTCCTGGAATTCCATCACCGCTATCTCCTATTACTACTTGAGAAGCTATAGCTAGTCTACTTTCTTCCTTAGAGATATGCTTAAACTCCCCTAGAGTGTTACCGTGACTTCTATAATCATAAAAAGGTATGTCAGGACAATTATAGAATACATCTTTATCTATAGCTGCTACAACACAATTGCCCTCACTTATAATTGTAGCATCATATACATAATCATCAGCTTCTGCCCCTATAGAAGGTATAGCATGAAGTTCATCTAACATGTAATCTGCAATTATTGGAATTAATGGATTCTTTTCTTTTCTATTAGACTTATAATCAGGAAACACTTTATATCTAAAATTACCTTGACCACCTATAAATATAAAAGTCTCTTGTATATTATAAAATGCTTCTATATTATTATGTATCTCATGTAATTTAGTTCTAGTTCTATACTTAGCTTCTTCTATTCTGTCTTCTTCTGTTGGAAACTCCATCAGAGAATCTTCAGGAAAGTGTGATGCAAAGTACATAATACTATCAGCATCTATTATTAACACTCTTTCTGTTTTATCATATTCTGAAGGCATATTTTTAACCTCTCTAACGATTATATCAACTTCTTGTATACCTGTTGTTCTAACGCCTTTGATCATAATGTGTCCAATTATTAGTTAGTTTAACTTTTTCTTCTATTATAATGTCCCCTTCACATTTTCTTATTTTATTTACAAAAGGAGAAAGCCTTTCTCTTGTTGTATTAGTAGGCCACCCAGCGTGAGATAAAAATAAACCATTCTTTGTTCGCTTAGCTATTTTATTATCATGTAATAATAAATAAACTACGTCATCATGAACCCTAACTTCAGTGTTTGATAATCTAAATTTTTTCCTTGAATTAAATGCAAAATATGCATCTTCTGTTATCTGTCTCATAATGTATAATTTTTAACATGTTTAATTTCTCTAGTTAAGTATTCTAAAGCCTTGTTTAAATCTTCTAACTCATTGTCTTTACGACCTGCTCTAGTGAGATACTTAATCACATTACCTCTCGAAAAGGAAATATCATACTGGTGACAAAAGTCTATTACATCTAATGTATTCCGTGAGTCATAGTGACTTGGTTGAGTTATTTGTCTTAATAATTCTTTATCCATTTTTCTTCTTTTTAAATTGCTTTAACTGTTTTTCTAATTGTGTTTTTTCATCATGACAAGTCTTACAAAGTACTTGTAAGTTTTCTTGTTCACAAAAAAGTGTGTCTACAAATGGAGCTAAGTCCTCTGAACAGTTTAAACTTCCTGCAGGTTCTATATGATCTACATTAACTGCGTCTGCTTTAAACCAAGCTTTACACTTACTACATTCATATTCCCACTTCTGTCTTTTGTTAGGACCTTTGTATGCTCGCTGAGCTAACTTTTTACACTCAGCAATTGGTTTCCACCATCTACTTTTTTGTCTAAGTGCACTTCTTAACATAGACCAAAACATGGATTCTGTCATTGTGCCAGCGTTTCTGGTTTTCGGTACTCTAGACTTTTTTACTGTTTTCTTTGTTGCCATAATATTTTTATTAAAAAGGGAACAACAAATTTAGTGAAAAATATGATGCTCCCCTAATTAATTAATCTACTGATACTACTCGCTTACTAATATCTAAACGCATGTCATCTAATGATTTAGCAATATCACGAATTTCAGACATTGATATATGTGGCAAGTTGAATTCATACTTAGAACTCTCTGCTACAAAACCTTCTTGAACTTTAGTTTCAAGAGACTCTAACTCACGTATTGCATAATCTTCATCTAATTCTAAAGTATTGAAACTAACATCGTGTAAGATTTCTGTAGCCTCTTCTCTAGGTACAGTCATGATTGGTAAATACTCAAAACATCTACCTTTATGTTGACCTATACCTACAACTTTCATAGGATTAATAAGTACTAGAACAGATTGATCACCACATCCTACATAATGTATCTGGTCAGAAGTGAAATGTAAACCAGCTGCAGCACAATCTTGTGTTGACCAGTTACAATCTTCCTGTGGCATGTTTACCACTTTACCAATACGTATGTCAAATGTTTTAGTCCAGTCATCAGTAAATCGATTTTCAGCTCTGTTAGGAAGATCTAAATAGAGATCAGTGAGTTTACCTATCTCTTCTCCATGATCTACTTTTACAGAAGTTGTATACTCATAAGGTTCTACCTCACCTGTACCATCGCATGTATCACATTCTATCCACTCTCCTTCATTCCACTCATCTTCGTCATCATAACAATCACCTTCATCATGGTAACCACCTTCACCTTCACAATCTGGACAAACAGTACTAGTGTGTGTTTCTTCATTATATAATTTATCGTCATGAATCAACTTATACTCATCGTTTTGTAAGAACACAGTGTAAGTGTCTGGGTTCTTTTTCCATACTGCTTTCACCTTATTGTATGTGTTAGATACAAAATGTACAAGCTCTGGGCTACCGTGTAACGTTACTACATTACGCAAAGCTACAAAGAATCCTTGTTTAGTAATACGGAAACTGTTTTCCTTTAGAAATCTGTATAACTCATGAGCTACTTCAGCTCTTGGATTAAGACAGCACCACATAAAGAATCTTTTAAGAGACAAAAACTTGTCATTGGTGCTTAAAGATTCATTGTTTTCTGTGCACTCCCAACCTACTTGTATAAATTCTTCAACTAATATTCTTGGAAGAGATCTAGATATACCTTTTAGGTAAACTGAACCATCTTTTACAGTAAACTCGCCTGACAATTCTAGCTGAGCTGAACCTTTTTGTAAAGCTCTTATTTTTTTAACTTCAGCTTCTCGTTCTAGTTTATCACTGACTACTTTAGGGTCGCTAACTATCATTATAATTTCAGCAAGATCTTTAGCTGACTCAACTGCATGAAAGTCTTCTTCTGTAGCATTTATTTTAGTCATAATAGAATAATCTGACATAACAATAGTCATTATGTTATTTACAAGCTTTACATTTACATAAGGCTTTTCTGTAGGTTCAGAAGAATTCAATTTTGAATCTTCTTCCATCAAGCTCTCTAACTTGTTGCTAATTACTTGATCAATTGAGTGTTCTACTTTTCCTTTGAACCACTCTAAACTTAAAAATTTACTCATTTTTCTATTTGTTTTTAATTATTAATTGTTTTCTTTTAATTTATATTCAATACGACCTTCTAACTTATGATAATCCATCATGTTAGAAATAATTTCTAGGAATTCATTAATTGCCCTCCAATACATTCTACCTATTAAAGTATCTATATATCCATGATTGATTATAGTTTTATTTACTTTTACATAAGTATGCCAAATTGTAGAATCAAATAGTTTATTTTCTAGTGCAAAATCTGACATTACCTTTAATATATCTTCATTAGAAATGGTTCTTGGCATATGTAAATGTTGATAGGTATCTAATTGCTCAATGTCTGTACCTAATGTACTATGTAGTTTATTGATGTAAGAAATACCATCTCTAGAAAATATATCTGAATATTCACCTTTAAGTTTTTTAATTTTAAAAGCTGTTACAATTTGTTTAAACTTAATATTTTCACCTTTCATAAATTCATCATAGTGCAATATGTTATCTTTCTCAATTGCTTTCATTCCGTCTAACTCTCTACCAGACACTGTAATTAATACAATATCATTACGTTGAGCTACCTTATATAAAGGATCTAGCTTAAGAAAATCATCATGGTGTGTAAAGATAATTAAAGAAGTGTCATTTACATTACTTACGTTTAGTTTACCTGCTACAAATTTACAGTTTCTACCATCGTTATATCTTAATAACTCTGAAGCAACCTTACATGAAACATCTCCTTCAAGTTTAGGAGATCTAGAATCTCTAGTTTTTTGAGTTTTAAGTAATGTTGCAGCTTTTTTATCATCAAGCCACTGTTGACAAACTTCAATGTCATCAACTAAAGGAATGTCTTTTATCAGTTCACTAACCATCCATTGAAACTCTTTTATCACTTCTCTCCATATGTTTTTAGAAAAGTTCTTAAGGTTAAGAATTTCATAGTATGTATTGTTTCCAGTATCAAATCTATCACCTAGTCGAAGCTTAGTAGTTTTTTTAATAAACTTAGTAATGTTTGCATCTTCTCTTAGAAACTTAATATAAGATTTCTTATTTCCTCGCATAGCATCCTTAAATATGTAAAAGTTCTTGAAATCAGTATCCCAACTAATGCTATCTCTCCAGGAATTTCTTACTTCTGATAATCTAGAACTTTCTAATCTATATTTAACTTCATACTCACGCAGTAAATAACCATGTTTAGAAGTCTTAATCCAAGACTGTAGATCAATGTGCTTAAGGTTAGGTATAACAGGTTTTGCTATTTTTACTTTAGCATAACTAACTAGAACTGATATATTTAAATCTCCTTTTCCTAAATTGACATAACGGTCTTGTTTTGTGTAGTGACGAATAGCAGCTATAACATCTGTATTAGTTGTATCAATAGTTTCATTATACTTGTTTACCATATAATCACCTACTTCAGAAATCTTATTAAGTATTGTTGCTTTAGCTTCTGAAGTATACCTTAGGGCTTCTCTATTTGGTGTAGGAAATAATCCATCTGATAGAGTAAATCTTAAACCTAAAGGCAGCTGTATAGCATCTATGCCTAACTTCTGAAAGTCTAATGGATAATATACATCATCTAAACAAACATGTAAATTAGAATCACTTGATAGCTCAGAAAATTGAAACGTTTCAGATCTATATATAACAAAGTCATTATCTACTATATTATCTGTATCAAAGTATACATTTTGAAAATAAGCCAGTTGTTCTTTTATTTTGTTTTCAAAATCCCATCTATCTGATCTAGAGACTGGAATAATTACTTTTACACCGTTCTTTTCAGTTGTGGGATTTTCGTAAATTAAATCAATACTGTTAGTATCTTCACCCTCATACATCATGTACTTACGTTCTACACCATCTTTTCTACATGTAAAATAGAAACTACTGGCATAAGCTAGAGGAGCCTTGAAACCAAGACCCATCATACCAAGTTCTGTATTACTGTCACGTTTAGTAGATTTACCATACTTACTAATAATGTTTTTTACATCATTATCATCTAAACCAATACCAAAATCCTCTACAGAGAATTCGTAATTATACTGATCGTTTGTCCCAAATTTAACAACAATTGGGGACTGAACCTGCGCTCTTCTATGACTATCTAGAGCGTTACTAGCACACTCTCTAATAGCTGAGCCTATTGAATCTGAATAAAGATTCTTACTTAACATCTGCATCAATACTTGTGCAGAATCTAAGTCTAGGGACATTCCTATA